CGCCCGGCTGGGTGCCGGCAGCGTGACCATCACCCCGGCGGGCTTCGGCGGTGGCGATCTAGGCACACCCCTCATGTCCACCGGCGGCGCGATCGTGGCCCCCGTCGGTGCCGCCAACGACCCGATCTTCGGAACTGCGCGGCTGAGCGCCGGCGCTGTGACCCTCGCCCCTACCGGCATCGCGCCGACCTCCGAGGTCGGTCCCCCGGTGGCATCCTCGGGCGGTACAGTCATCAGCGTCAGCAGCATCACCTCGGTCGTCATGGTCGGTAGCCCTGCTGTCACTGGTCGCCGTCCTGTTCCGAAGACGATCTCCCCGCTCGGCATCGCCCCGCGGATCGAGATCGGGCGCCTCAAACTCACCCAGGGCCGGGCTGGGCCGCGCACCCTTGGCGTGCAAGGCATTGATTCCGCGAACACTTTCGGCTCTGCCGTGGCCTACGGGTTGGCGCCCTATTCGCCCTACGTGGTAACATCCAGCATCCCCAGCCGCACCTCTTTCGGCAATTACGCCTCGATTCGGCTGGCTTCTCAACCGCAGCCCCTACCCGGGACTGATCCACTCGAGAGAGTCATCATGGCGAACATCGCTTCCGTGCGTACCGCACAAGAGGTGCTGACCGTCGAGATCCCCATCGATCTGACGAAAGACACCTACACCGACCCCACCACCGGCGTCCAGAAGCCCATCGCTGAAGGCACGCCCACTGGCGGCGTCGCCCTGGTCAAGCTGCCGCGCGGCGCCCGCGTCCTGGGCGGCGGTGTGGTCACGACCACGGCCATCACTGACACGGCTGCCAAGGTCACGCTCAAGCTGTCTGAGCCGAAGACCAAGACGACCATCTTCAACGGCGACGACATCAAGTCCGCTGGCAACCGCCCGATCTCCGGCGCCGGCGTGTTCTTCGAGGACACCCCGGTGCAGCTCGAGCTGTCCACGCAGAAAGCCACGGCGGGCCAGATCATTGTCAGTCTGCAATTTGCAGTCCGTGACCGTGCGGACTACAACCTCGGGGGTGTATGATGGCCTGGCTCTCGCACCCTGGCAACGTCGTTGTCAACACTATCTACGGCTGGAGCGGCACGTTTGAACCGGACGTGCCTGTCCATGTCCCGGATGTAGCTGAGCGCGAATGCCGCGCCGTCGGCTGCGTCGACGCAGAGCCCCCGGCAGAGCCGGAGGCGGCCGCGAAGAAATCGAAGAAGGCCGAGTGAGATGACTCCCCAGCAGCTGCATGACCTGTTCCGCGCCCACGTTCGTGACGAGGCCTACCCCTACCTGTGGTCTGAGGTGGAGGTGTGGGCCTACATGAACGACGCGCAGGAGCAGTTCTGCCGGCTGACTGGGGGCATCCCCGACTCCACTTCCGACCTCTGCACCGTCGAGTACGATGCGGGGGATGCCTTCGTCGATTACGACCGNTGTCACCCGGGACGATCGATGCCCGGTCGAGATCGTGAACGACGAAGACATCCAGTTCGGCACCCGGCGCCCCACGCCCCGCGAAGGCGAGGTTCACGCCGTGGTGATCGGTGATGACCAGTACTCCATGTTCCTGCGGGACATCCCGCGCGAAGATGGCGAGCTGAACCTGCACGTGCTGCGCCTCCCTCTGGAGGAAGTGACCGGTCCCGAGTCCACCCTCGAGATCGACAGGCAGCACCATCTCCACCTGCTTGATTGGATGAAGGCCCTGGCCTACTCCAAGCAAGACGCGGAAACCTACGACAAGGGCAAGGCGGAAGAGTTCCAAGCCGCCTTCGCAGCCTACTGCGACAGGGTCCGCACCGAGCAGGGGCGCCGGGAGCACAAACCCCGTACCGTCGCCTATGGAGGCCTATGAAGATCCTGCTGTCCTGGGGCAACAAAGTCAGCCCCGAATTCCGTACCCGTGTCGTCGACATGTGCAAGCGCTTCGGCTGGACCCACGAGCACGCCTCGTGGATCATGGCCTGCATGGCGTTTGAGTCCGGCGGCACCTTCCGCCCGAACGTCCGCAATGCAGCGGGCAGCAAAGCGGTGGGCCTGATCCAGTTCATGCCCGCCACCGCGACGGCTCTCGGGACTACTGATGCTGCGCTCGCCGCCATGACGGCTGAGGAACAGCTCGTGTGGGTCGAGAAGTATTTCCGTCCCTTCGCCAAGCGCGTCCGCTCCCTGTCGGACATGTACATGGCGATCCTGCTGCCTCGGATGATCGGCGCCCCCGATGCTGCATCGCTCTTTGACCACGGCATCGCCTACAGCCAGAACCAAGGTCTGGACCTGAACCGCGATGGCATCGTCACGAAGGCCGAGGCAACGCATCGCGTCGCTGCGAAGCTGCAGGAAGGCAGGCTGCATGCCTGCACCGAGGTCTGGTGATGACGTGGGTCGACTTCTTCTGGGCGACATGGTGGGGCAAGACGCTGGCCTACGTCAGCGTGTCCGCCGTGGCGGGCGGGATCGGATACATGCTGCGCACCGCGAATGAGGGCTCCCGCCCCACCGCGTGGCGCACGATGTTGGAAGTCTGCGCTGCGGGCTTCGTGGGGCTCCTGTTCAAGCTGGTCTGCGAGGAGATGCACCTCTCGGATCAGTGGACGGGGGTTATCGTTGGGCTGGCAGGGTGGCTTGGTGCCAACGCGAGCGTGAGCGTGCTGGAACAGTTCGTCTACGACAAGCTCGGCATCAGAAAGTCCCCCCGCAACGAGGAGAACGAATGATCGCAACCCTGTCCAAGTACCCCGTACTGGGTACTTCGATTCGCTTCATCACTGGCAAAGCGCGTCTGTTCGTCGAGTATGTGCTCTTGGCTCTGCTGGTAGCGGCGGTGGCGAGCTGTGTCACGCTGTGGATGGAGACCAAGGCCCAGAAGCAGATGCTGAACGATCTGCGGTACCGGATCACGCAGAACGAGGCTACAAACGCCGCCCAGACGCAGACCATCGCGGAGCTGTCCGAGGCCCGCCTGAGAGACGCCGCGGCGACAGCAGGGCTGATCAAGGACTTCGAGCAGCTCGCCAAACTTGACCGATCAACCCAACGCAAGCTGAAGGAGCTGGAGAGAAAAAATGTCGCAGTTCGTAGTTATCTCGACCAGCCTGTGCCTCCTGAGCTTGGCTGCCTGCTCGACGGGTCGTGCGCTGCACGAGCCGCCGCGGGTCGAGATCAGGCAAATAAAGGTGCTGCCGCCGGAAAGTCTGATCCAGCCGTGCGAGGTGCCGCGGGTCAACCCGGTGGTGGTCAATCGAGACCTGGTTGAGGCACTCCACGCGCAGCGCACGGCGCTTCGCCAATGCGCTCGAAAGATTGATAGAATTCGCCAATGGGTGGGCGATGGATCACCCGATTCAATTGAGGAGCCTTAAATGGCAAACGCACTGTTTGACTCTGCCCGCCAGCTGTTTCTGGAAGGCGCACTGAACTGGAAAACCGACCCGATCTACGTCGCGCTGATCGACGCCGGCAAGATCTCGGTCAACCTGGCCGCGCACACCCAGTACGGCACCTACCAGGCTGCCGTCGTGGGTTCGCCGGTCCAGCTGACAAACAAGAAGACCGACGGCGGTGCCGCCGATGCCGACGACGTGACGTTCCAGTCGGTGTCGGGCGACTCGGTCGAGGCGCTGCTGATCTACAAGCAGGGTGTGCCGGAGACCAACGGCAACCTGATCGCGTGGATCGACACGGCGTCGGGGCTGCCCATCGTGCCGAACGGCGGTGACATCATCGTCACCTGGGACAACGGTAACAACAAGATCTTCAAACTGTGATCAGCGCGAGCGTCAAGTTCATCCGCAGCTCGGACAAGGGGGTACCCCCTGCCCCGAGCAATTGGGCCACCTTTGTCGCATGGATCAAGGGTGTCTTCATCAATGGTTTCAACGAGGTGAACGTCACCCGCGTGGCCCATCAGACGGGGGAACTGACGCTCACGCTTCCGGACAACCACGGCTTCGAGCAGTGGCAGGTGTTATCCCTGTCCGGTGCAGCAGACGCGCGGTTCAACGTGGACATGCGCGTGCTGCGGGTGAGAGGGCAAGAGGTGACGTGCAGCGTGGACAGCAGGCTGCCGCCCACCACGACAGGCACGATGAAGGTGAAGCAGGCGCCGGTCGGGTGGGAGATCGCTCACGAGAGCGAGACAATTCTGGTGCTCCACTCCAAGGCGCCCGGAGGGCAGTACTACTTCCAGTTCCTGAAGCGGGGCGACCAGATGATCGAGATCCGTGGGGCCGAGGGGTGGGTCAACGGGCAGCCGGTGAACGAGTGGTACAGGTCGATCTCTTCGACGCAGTCGGAGAGCTGGTGGGGTGGGCTCGGCAATGCGTCCTTGGCTTGGGCGGTGATCGGGGACGACCAGCTGTTCTACACTCTGCACGGTACTGGGGGTGTTTCGCTGCACCCGCGGGACACCGCGTTCTCGAACTACGATTTCTACCTCGGCGCTTTCGGGAAGTTCCTCGCAACAAACCCAGCGAATCCAGGGCATTCGGTGTTTTCCCGAACCACTTATACCAGCAATGGCGGTTGGACCAACAAGCTGGATTTCGGATGGCTCCTCGGGAAGAGCGTGAATTCTCCTACGGCGGTTGGATCGCGGGATGCTAGAGGATCCTTCCGGCTCGGCGGTCAGGGTGTTGAGGTTTGGGGTGCCGAGCCATCAAGCAGTGACGCTGACTTCCCGCTTGCGGTTCAGAATGGGTTCGTCATCTCCCCGACATATGTGAGTTCGTCCGGTAGCTTGTGGGGTCAATGGCCAGGGCTGTATCGCGGGTCGCGCTACCCGGCCGGGCAGGTGGTGACAGGCGTCCCGGGGATGGACGGGCACGCCTTCCTCCCTGTCGCTACGGGTTCCTACGGGGCTCACCGCTGGTTCTTTGACATCACCGGCCCATGGCGCTGACAGAGAAGCGGGTGTGGGTACTGCGTGGGGAGAACATCCCGCGCCTATCCGATCTCGTGTTTGCCCACACCGCCGGCGGAGCTGCGGCCATGCAGCCTACGCAGTGGTCCGGACAGCAGGGATACTTCTATCCTGGCGGCGCAGCTGCAGGCGTGGCCTGGGTGGAGTTTCCGACCGCCCGCGGCTTCGCTGAGCTGCGGGGTCGGCGGCGGAACCGGGGTGATCGACTGGCGCGACTGGAGATCTGGGGTGGGCCGGAGCTTGCGGAGCTGCGACCGCTCTACTTCATGGATGTGCCGGCCAGGACAGAGGAAGAGTCGTTCGTGTTCGACATGACCAAGCCACCGCTGGAGCTTCCAGTGATGCTGGCGGCGCCGATCGTGTCCCCGATGCTCTTCCCCTACACCTCGCCGCAACCGCCGCGGCCGATGGTGGTAGCGCCAATCCTGTGCGGGGGTGGCTCAGAGGTAGGGGGCGTGATCTTCGGCACGACGCTCTGTAACGGGGTGCCGACATGTCGACTAGTGGAGATCCTCGACGGTGACGACCACCGCTTGGTGGGTTCCTTCCAATCAGGGGCGGACGGGGTCTACAAGGTCGACGGGCTTGTGCCTGGGAAGGAGTACGTGGTCGTCTCCTACCCCCTCGATGGCGGTCAGAACGCGGTCATCTACGACCGTGTGAAGGCGGTGCCGCGCCCGGTATAATCCGCGGATGGTCACACCCGTCCGCTACACGCCGCCAAGCGGCTACAACCTTCAGCTCGAGTGCGCCAAGGGTAAGTACACCGCGCCCTTGGGGTACGGGCTCGTCCTCGAGTGTCAGACCTCCGAGTTGACGCGCGTCGCGGGTGTGGCCATCGTGCGGGAGACACAGTACGGCAGGCCTGTCGTGCGCTCCGGCTCTGCATACGTGCGCCCGTTTGGCTGGCAAGTTGAGGTCGTCGGCCGGCACAAGGTCGTCCCGGGCAAGTTCTTCGTCTATCAGTCCCCACTGCAGAACGAACAGCACTTCGGTCAGCACGAGGTGCGCAACGTGGCGCAGGACGCCAAGGAGAAGGGGTGGGACAGTGCTGAGTATGGTACGCGGGCGATCATCGCCAACAAGCACTCGTTCGTGTACCCCGTCGGCGCCGACATCGGCACGTACCGGCCGTTCTCTGACAACCCGCGCTCCGGCAATCTTGTTAAGTACCGCGAGTTCGGGCATCACCACTTTACGCACTGGCTACAGCACATCATCGGCTTCACCGGCGGCGACCTTGGGCTGCGGAAGTTCGGCAACCATGAGCTAAAGCGGAGGCGGCCCCGCCTACCCAACGAGCTTCAACCCGATCCGGTACAGGCCGGGCAAGTCGGCGCGCATACTGTTAAACGCCTGCACAAGGTCGGCCCGCTCCCCGCATTCGGGGGCGAAGTCGGGTTCCCTTGGTTCCACTTGAACGGGCAATGGTTCCCGACGGAATCCATCCCGCCCGGGGTGGTAGGAGAGCACGAGGTGAAGCGCGGCGCGCCGCCGCAACACCTGACCTTCGTGTCACTGGGGAACACCTGGACGATCCCGCGCCCCTCCCTGCGCATCGAGGGCACGCAGACGCTCGGCCCGTCCGGCACGGTCTTCTCTGACTATGGCGAGCCTAGGATCGACGGCAAACAGCCGCGTCAATACCTGCAGCCGGCAGGTTGGGACTCACTCACCCCGGTCATGCACCGGACGAAGATCCGGAACCGGCAAGAGACGCTGAAGGACTTCGGCCTCGGTTACGCCAGCTCCTATGTGAGCCCGGACGCGCGGGTGTGGCTGGGGCGTCAGTTCATCACCGTGGAGGGCGAGGCGCATACAGCGTTTGGCCACGAGCAACAGGTCACGCAGAAGACGCAGTGGCTCCGCCCGGCGAGCTGGTGGGCGAGCGACTACAGCTTCCACACACACGTCTGGCGCTTCCACACCTTCGTGCTGGCTTCCGGGTTCGAGAACAAGCCGTCCGTCAGCAAGCGTGCGGAGGTCAAGTACCGCGACCAGTGGGTCAAACCTGAAGGGTGGAGAGACGGCGTCGCCGGTAAGCCTGCAATCGCCTACGACGTGCAGTACATCCGCGTCGAGGGCAAGGTCACGCTTGCCTTCGGCCAGCCCGCCCTGAAGCGCCCCGGCACGATCCAACCAGTGCCGATCATCGCTGGCTCACTCGTCGGCGACCACCACGTCAACCTACCGCGCGAGATCCGCCCCGTCTGGGAGCCGACGAGCGCTGCGGGCAAGCCACGCTTCTGGCCCGGGCGGCTGCTGCAGCCGGAGAGCTTCAGCGGTACGCGCTACGGCCAGCCACGGCTCGTCAATGAGTTCCAGGTCATCGATGTTCACTACAAGGGCATCGAGATGGGGCTCGTAGGCGAGCACGCGCTGCGCCTGCGCAACCAGACGATCGCCCCCTACCACGCGCAGGATGCGCTGGAAGAGAGCGTGGTGTCGAACAAGCACCGTGTCTACCCGAAGAACTTCCTCCTGCGCCCGGCCAGTTGGCGCTCGGAGCGCTGGGGCTACCATCGCCTGACACGCACCGGCGACCAGACCAAGCCCGTCGGCTGGGACTCCCTCGGCTTCCCCGAGCAGCATGTGGGGCACCGTGTGCGCTACGTGCACCCCACCGGCTGGCAACAGCAGGATCAGTTCAACCGCTGGACCTCGGTCGGCAACCTCGCCTGGACCGTCGCCCCGAAGGGCTTCACGGATCCGGCGTATGGTCGGCATCGGGTGAAGGACGCAGCACAGCACATCCGCTTCATCCCGCCGATCGCCGCGCCTGAGATCCCGGAGCACTGGGTGAGCCATGGCGTGCGAACTGTCGTGCAGTTCCACCGGGCCATCGATGACTTCGTGCGCGTCGGCCCGAACACGGACGTTCGTCTCAATCCGCACCCGGTCACCCCCAAGCCGGTCCGCACCGGCGAGGCCGGCACGCCATCGCTGCGCCTGCACCGCGATCGGATCATTCCTCGCCAGCACTCGGCCAGCTCGACCTACGGCTTCCCCCACATCCGGCTGCGCGACAGCTTCGCCGACCCCGAGGGCTGGGTGTCGCACGAGATGGGGGCGCACAAGGTCCGCCGGCGCGACAGCTACGTCTACCCGAAGGGCTGGCAACAGGAGCTGTGGTTCGAGCCGCTGGTGCGTGACTCCCGCACCTGGGTCAACCCGAAGGGCTGGCACTCGCTCAAGTTCGACCGCTTCACGACGGTGCAGCAGCGCGCCCCGCTGGGGCCCCACCTGCAGCACATCGACCTGTTCAAGCGCAAGCCCGACGGCGGGTACGAGCAGGTCGGCTTCGGCTGGGACAGCCTGCTCATGGGCCACCCCCTGCTGCCCACGCAGTACCTCCACCCGGAGCCGATTGACCCCCCGAGCTTCGGTCGGCACCGCGTCACTGCCAACCAGCTCTTCCCGAAGACCATCACCGAGGACTCCACCTTCGGGGTGCCGTCGCTCACCCGCACGCGCACGATCTTCCCTCGCCCGGTCACCCGCGAGAAAACCCCCTTCGGTAAGCCTCGCCTGTCCCCCTTCTACATCTGGGCCCCCACCGGCGACGCCTGGCCGTTCGAGACTGAACCAGAGGACAGGGGTTCTCCGGTCGGCCGCGGCACCCCCGAGCGTTGGGCCGACGACCCGCCTGGCCGCGGCTGGGACAGTCAGTCCTCCTTCCCCTGGTTCGGTCTTGCCGACGTGGCCCACCGCCACCGCCGCATCCTGGCTGGCGCCGGTACTCCGGAAGACCCCGCCCACCACGACTTCGGGCGCGTCGGCAACAAGCACTACTTCGGCCGTCACTTCATCGAGAACGCCGCGCGCGGGATCACCCCGAAGGGCTTCTTCTCATGGCGCGAGGGCTTCCCCACAGTCGGCGGCGGCATCCGCTACATCGAACTGGAGAAGTGGGGTTACCACGACGGCATCGCCAACGAGCAGGTCTTCGGCGAGCACCAGGTCTGGCAGCATGAAGCCCCGGTGCAGCCCGGCGCCGCACCGGAAGGCTTCGACAGCCTCGGCGTGGGCGGCCACAGGGTCGAGAACCAGAACCGCACGATCTACCCGGTCGGCATCAGCCACACCGGTAACCCACAACTCCCCGGCTCGCTCAACCCCTTCGGCACACCGACCCTCGGCCGGCCGCGCGCCTTCCACGACTTCGGCGGCTTCGACTCGGCTGCCATCGGTGGCCACATCGTCCAGAACTGGATCCGCTACCTGCAACCCGAGGGGTGGATCAGCTGCTCGCTCGAGGACGAGAACTTCGAGGACTTCGTTCGCCCGATGCAGGTGACGCGCCTCGATCCCCCGGCGGACGCCCTGCGCCCCTGGGGGCAAGAGAGCAGCGCCTTCGGCTTCCCGTCGGTGGATCCGATCGACCGCGGCATCCGTACCTACGGCATCGGCAGCATGCCACCACCTCCACCCACCGTCCGTGGCCGCATCTACCTGGCCGCCCAGGGCTTTGGCGACACCCTCTTCGGCGACGTGCGCCAGGTCATCCCCGGCACGGCGCAGGCCATCGGTATCCCGCCCACCTCCGAGCCGTCTGCTACACTGGCCCGGCGCGTGCGCCCCGCTGGCGCGCTCACGCAGCACATCGGCCGTCCGGCCGTCGCCCTGCACCTGCAGCCC